ATTTCTACTGTTATCAAAGTCAATTGGCATACTTATACCTTGATTAGAAGGTTTCCATTCTTCTTCAAAGTCTAAATAATACTTGCGTAAAGATAGATACTCTATGTCTCTAAATGTAGAAACTACAAGACGCACTTGTTCGTGCTCAGTTTCTTGAATTACTTTTTCGTATATTGCGGGGGCAGTGAAGTCAATCATTCTTAATCACTCGGTTAAGAGGTACGACACTGGTAACATTCTCTGGCACAAGGATTCTATAAGAATCTGTATCCCAGCAAAATAATAGAACTGTGTGTTGACCTTCCTTTGCTCTGTTTCTTTTCTGACGAATGTATTCTGTAGAAAAGTCACTAGTGCAAACATTGTACTTTAGTTTCCTAGAGTTCTGACTTCTATAGGTGATCACTGCGTCACCTGCTTCTTCGAGTTTAGCTTTAAGCTCCTCTTTTTTCATTGATTCCTCCAATTTAATCTAACAAAAACTCTTTTGTGTTGCTAAATTGCAGAGGTCTCTTTTATGAGATGCAAAAAACCAAGGCAGTATGCACTGCCTTGGTCAAACTATTTTTTTAACTATTTAACGCTTCAACGACACCTTTGAAGTATACTGCAGCTTTACCAGTTAGTTTACTGATAATTGCTTCATCAACTTCTTGACCTGCGTCTGACAGAGCGGAAGTAAGACTTGCTTGAGCATCAGCTACTGATACTCGTCCACCACCAGTAGATCCACCTGAGGATTTAGCTGCTGGGGTTTTTCTTACATAAACGCCTGCCTTGGTCAATATCATACGAACTCCATTTGGTGATTCACCAAGTTCGTCTGCGATGTCTTTTACAATCTCCATTGAAGTTTCAGGTGTTGGTTCTTGTTCCTGATACATTTCGACTGCCTGTGCTTTAGATTCATCTGTCCAAGCCATTCTTTTTCTCCTATGTTTGTTTTGGATCCATGTGTCATTCCATACTGGCTTCCAACCTGTTCGGTCGTACTGTTGTGTATAAAATCTATCACTCATGTATATCCTTGTTTAAATATAACTATATTATAACGAAATTGAAACCATCTGTCAAGAAGTATTTTTCAGTATCTATAACGATTTCCTATCTTGAAAAATACTTTTCTATGGTTGCAATCTTTTCTTCGGCATTTGCAATTTTTTCTATCTGTGTCTCGATAGCTTCTATAATCTCTGGGTGTTCTCCAATACCTGTAGAGTTTCGGGTATACACCATAACATTTGCCTTTGCTACTTCTAATTCGCCTTTTAACTTAGCGATAAGTGCTTGTAGTAAATAATTCATAAGTATCCTTTGTCTTTTAGTGTGTCTTTTACCCATTCAACAGCATAGTAACCTAACGCAGCCCAAATGCCTAAGTTAAGTAAAAATATGCCTACTGTTGTGGGCAGTGTAAAAATAAATTCTATCATTTGTGTTTCTCCTCCCAGTCTTTCACTGCGGCTTGAATTGTTTCTTCTGCTAATACGCTACAGTGTAATTTAATCGGTGGTAATTGTAGAGCTTCTGCGATATCTTTATCTTTTATTTCTAGTGCTTCGTCAAGTGTTATGCCCTGTAACATATCTACAAACATAGAGGATGAAGCAATTGCACTGCCACACCCATAAGTTTTAAACTTTACACCAAGTATACGACGATTGCCAGGATCTACTCTTAGTTGTAGTTTCATAACATCTCCACAAGCGGGCGCACCCGTCATGCCAGTTGCTACTGTTGGATCTTTAGGATCGAATCTTCCTACTGAAAATTGTTGAGGACTATTTAGTACTCCCTCAAATCTATCTACTACTTCTTTACTGTATGCCATTATTTAATTTTCTCTGTACCTTTTATAAAACCTACTGCAAATTCTTCTGCTTTCTGAGGGATTAGTAAAGGTAATACCATAAATGGTAAGAACAATGTGAATATTATAAACACTACTATAGTTGATAATATAGGTCTTTGCGCTAATATGTTGTCTGCGTTTATTAAAGAGATTACCTTAAGAGAAGGTCTCCATATTTTCCACATAGCAAGTAAACTACCTGCTAGCCAAAAACAAAGTATTATCTGTAGTGTTGTCATAAATATTCCTGTAAGTGTTTTAAACTTCCGATATTGTATGCAAGTCGTGGGGCAAAATGCCCTGCATCTCTTACTAACCCGAAGTATGGCGATTCACACTCTGCCATTTCTATTTCCCATAATAGATAGCACTTGCTACCATGTTTTTCAAAGTCATGGGACTTTGTTACTTCTCGTTTTACAACTGCAATACAGTTGCCTTGAGACGACCATACTCTCTCGTTTGGTTCGAATTCTTCTGCTACGCAAGATTCTGGTATCATGGATTCTCGGATACCTTGATAGTCGGTGTCTGGAAGTTTTTGTGGTACTCCCATTCGTTCTATTACTGCTTTAATAAAAGCAGGAGATCTGTACAATGCTTTTGCAATGTCAGATACATTAGATCCTTCTAAATAGTACTTAACTATTGTTCTTTTTTCTTGCTCTGTTACACCCTTACCTTTATTTTGTGCTTTTCTTCTAGCTCGGTGTTCGAGTGTTTCATTATGGTCTGCGATAATTTTACTAAGGCGAGTTGTATTGTATGCAATATGCAATATCTCACACGCCTCTTTTTTAGTAATAGGCTTCTCTGCAGCAAGCAGTTCTATTACTTTATTAATGTTTGCTTCAGAGAGTTTCTCCTCTCTTTTCTTTCTAACTGCCATCTTTTAACTCCAAATGATAGTCGTTTAAATTTTTCAGATCGTCTTCGTGCATCTTTCCTAAAAGAATAATTGCATAATGAATAACTTTATATAAGTCTTTTTCATTCTTGCCGTCTTTCTTTCCAAAACGCTGTGCGTACTTTATAATATTACCAATGCAAAAACCTTCACCATGCCCATTTTCAAATACAATCTCTGTTGTTTGTTTTCCTTCTTGGGCGTAGTGTTGATTATATGTATTGTTCACATACTGTTCTAGTCGGGACATAATTAAGTCCTCATTGAATTTATACTGTGGTACTTGCTTTGGGTTATACACGAGTTATCCTTTTTTCATAATCGGCATAATCTTCGTTCCACCAATGTGGTTTGTCTCGGTGAGACCAAGCTGCGAAGGTTGCCTTGTCTAAATGGTAATAATCACGATAACTTTGTATCGGATTATCGTAATCTCTAAGATCCTCTGGCATTGCCAGTCCGAACTTAGTAAAACCTACTCTTTCAAGATGTACTGGATCAGGTAGTTTGTTTACTACTTGTTCTACTGATTTGTGTAGTTTTCCATAACGATAGTAGTATTCATCATTCAATGCGTTAGCATAACAATGAACCCACTCATGGTTATCCAATGACTCCCTTGCCCAGATTGTGCAGGGATGATTGTACATCATTGGAAGGTAGGGGAAGGGTCGCTCCTCAAGTGGTAAATGCTTAATTTCGGCTTTGACCTTGTTAAGAACCTCTCGTTCTTCTGCATTCAACGCACGAGGAACATACCCTAGAAATTTGTCAATGTAAATAGTTGTACAAAGAATCTGGGCAGCTTCCAGTGGCATCTTAACAATATGCTTGTCAACATGATACTGTGCTGCCTTATCGAGATCCTCGTCTAAATAAAATAAATTCATATCTTACTTCCAACATTTGTATACGCCACAGAGTTTGTCTGCGTTTTCTGTAGTCTTACAGTACGGACAAACTTTCTTCTCTGACTTGATTTTTTTGATTTCTTTAAACTTTTTCATAATGTATATTATACTAAAATTATGAAATAAAGTCAAGAACTATTTTCCAGATCCGTTAATTTTATCCTTAGCTGTTCCAGCATAAAGACCAAACCAAGCTGCACCTGCACCAACAACAATACTGATTAGACCAGACTGTTCCATTGTGGGTTCTGGCAGAGCCATAAACCACATTGTGCAATAGTATAATAGGAAAATGTATACACTAAGAAATGCTCGGGGAAAGATCCTCCACGCATCAATCATGTTTGATAAGAAAATCCAACGCTGCCAAGGATTATCTGGCTCTCTGTTGGCTTCCATCTCTACTATTTTTGCTTTTAGATTAGAGTTCTCTTGTACAAGTTCCATGAACTTATTAAGGTCTATTTCAACCTCATTTCGACTCATATCACCTGCGAATCGTTCGTCTGCCATTTAGCTCTCCTTTGCTTCCTGCTTCGCTTTACCAACATTGATTGCAAACCAGTCAAGAACTTTATACATTTTCCCGACTAACTTGTCATCTTTTGGTGTGTCAGTACACGCTGCTATGATTGAAGCACTCATGACTAACCATGGTATAACTTGAATCCATCCAATAACCCATTGTAAGAATCCTAACATTCTTCTCTCCTAATCCTCTTGCGAGGCTTTCCCAATTAGTAGGGATCTTTGTAGCCATCTATACTGGAAATACGTAAGTCCTCCCATTTATTTGTATCTAATCGATACAGTAATATAGAGTCTGATTCAGACTGTTTGACTACAGCTGGCACAATATCAGCCCTTAGTGTACAAGGTATACTGTATTGTCTACCAGACTTTAAACTTGTAAAACTTACTTCAACAACAAAGTCTTGAAGTAGTTTCTGTAATTTGTTAAATTCTACCATTTATTTTTTGTTTTCCTGAAGCTGATCTAATCTAACTTCTAGTTCTTCACACCAATCTTCTATTATTTCCAATCGTTCTTGTAGATGTGGATGTTTTTCAAAATAGTTTGCCCCTTTCATGGCATCCCTATATGCTAGATATGAGTTCCACCAATTATATAGTTTGTTGAACATAAAATATTATATCTCCAGGTGTACGAAGAGTTTTTATACTTTTATCTGGTATTGTTACATTGAACTCGTTTTCGACATCAACAATAATCTCAACCATGTCAAGACTATCTGCATTTGTTTCATCAATAAGATCGGTAGTTATATTGATGTCTTTTCTATTTAGTTGTTGTTCAATTATTTGCATTATACTGCATCTAATTCCCATCTGGTGATATATCCTCTGTTGTTACTTTTCGATAGTATACTACTACATCTTTTAATTCAGTAATATATCTTTTTAATTCTTGCGTATTATAAGCCATTAATTCATAGTCTGGTATTGTCATAGCTAAAAATACTAATTCGCCTTCCTGTTTTTCTATTCTTGAAAGCTGATCTTCCCAATTTTCTGGTGTAACTACTATCCAAGTAGGATTCTTTAGATCGATCTCTCTTGGCATAACGGGCTGAACGATATTTCGTTCTATAGGTTTTGCACTTACTTCTACTACTTTAGTTGGAAGTAGGCTGCAACTGGAGCCCATCATCAAGATCGTCAACGGTACTGCTAAGTTCCTCAATACCTTCAAATGCGTGTTTTGTTCCATTATTTATTTTCCTCTCCAGATTAACTGGGTCTGCTAAGATTTTTGCAGTTAATTCATAGTTTTGAATAAACTGTGTATATCTATTTAATTCTCGTTGTGCTGCTTGACTTTTAACTGTCATTGCTTGCAACTGTTCTGTTTGTAAGCT